TTCTAATCTTTTAGTTGCTTTTGTAGGAACACTTACAGTGGTATTATCTCCCATAGCAGTTATACCACCATCATCTAAATCTTTGAGTTCGTTACCACCATAACTAGATGCTTTCTTTACATTCCTACCTTGACTAAACTTTACGTTTGCATTTGATTGTTCATTGATATGAAATATAACATAATGTCCTTGGTCATTAGAGGTTAAGTCTTCTGGGTAAGCAATATGTTTACCTTTAAATGGTTTTGTAGTCGCATAGTTACTTCTATCGACTCTACCTCTACCGCCTGGATTAGTTGTGCGTCCACCACCCAAAGCATCTGATATCATATTATTCAGTTTATTAGTTGCTTTGTTGATTGCAGTATTTTTGATTTCGTTTAAGAATCCTCGCATCTGTATAAATATCCTTAGTTACATACTATTTAGGTGAATAATCATGGCATACCGTGGAAGATACATACCAACTTACCCAAAAAAGTATAGGGGTGACCCTTCTAATATTATTTATAGAAGTTTGTGGGAAAGAAAGTTTATGGTATATTGTGACCGTAATGAAAAGATATTAGAATGGGGTTCTGAGGAACTAATAGTACCTTACCGTTCACCGTTGGATGGAAAACTACACCGATACTTTCCAGACTTTTATGTAAAGGTAAAAACACCAACTGGTAGTAAAAAGTGGATAGTAGAAGTAAAACCTAAAGCACAGTGTAAACCCCCAAAAATGCCTAAACGAAAAACCAAGAAGTATCTCAATGAAGTTCGTACTTGGGCTATCAATGATGCAAAATGGAAACACGCAATCGAGTATTGTAAAGATAGGAATATGGAGTTTATCATCCTCACAGAAGTTGAATTGATGATATAAATAACTACATGGCAGAAGAAACTTATTTCGATAAAATATCGACACAAATTAAAACTGGTAATGAACCATATACTTGGTATCGTAATCGTATCAAAGAGCTCGGAACACCAACCGTTCCAGAGTTATTACGTTCTGGTAAACTTAATAATAAACCTCACCCAAAACACCTAAATATGTTTGTCTATGCACCAAAGTTTGCAAAGAAGTTACCATATTATGATACATTTCCACTGGTCATGTACTTGAAATCGGCAGAAGGTGGGTTCTATGGATTAAACTTCCACTACTTACCATATGCACTTAGAGCAAGACTTCTAGATGCCGCTGGACAAGATAAACTGGATGTTAGTGCAGTAGAGAATAGTAGATTGACAAAACCAACTATAAAAAGATATTTGTATGGATATGCAAGGTCTATGTTTAGAAAAGTTGATAGTGATGATAATTTAACTGCGATTATGTTACCAGTACAAAGGTTTAAGAAAGCGTCAGACAGTAAGGTTTGGGGTGATTCAAGGAAGATGATTTAATGTCACGATTTAATTTTTCAAATGCTCTTGGTGGTGCAGTATTCGGTTCACTTAATGCGTTCTTATCACATAATGCATCCAGAGATGGATATGCAAAAGCAAACAGATATGAAGTTGTTATCTTGTTACCGTCTGGTGTTACCAATGGTGCATTTCAAGACGCTGGTGAGGCTGCAATGTCTACTAATGTACTATCAAAATTACATGGTGAGACTGCAAGACGTATTTCGTTTCGTTGTGATTCCATATCAATTCCAGGCAGAAATCTAAGAACACAGATGAATGGTAATATATACGGCCCACCCCATGAGATAGTTCAAGGACAAACTTTTGCACCAGTAGAAGCAACCTTTTATTGTGGTTCTGACCTCGCAGAAAGATACTTCTTTGAAGACTGGCAAAAGATTACTTATAATCCAGATACATACAATATTAATTACTATAAGGAGTATATTGGTTCAGTTGAGATTTATCAATTAAACGAAAAAGATGAAAGAACTTACGGTTGTAAGTTAGAAGAAGTATTTCCTAAGACTGTAGCTGCACTTGCATATGGTCATGGAAATAGTAATACAATACAAAAAGTTTCGGTTGAGTTTGCATATAGATATTGGAGAAATATTGCAACTGAACCTAAAAAGGCTAGTCTTGAAGGTACATTACAAGATATATTGAAGAACTCAATTCTTAGAAATATACAGACAAGATTACCTCCAGTTATTAATAAATTAACTGGAAGATTCGGTGGTTTTTAATTATTAAATAGGAGAATAAATTATGGCGTTGCCCAAACTTAATGCACCAAGTTATGAGATGAAAATTCCATCAACTGGTGAAACCGTGAAATTTAGACCGTTCTTAGTAAAAGAACAAAAGATGTTGATGATTGCACAAGAGTCAAAAGACCCAAATATGATGGCGAATACCATGTGCGATTTGATTGAATCTTGTTGTGAAGGGGTGCAAGGTGTAGAAAAGTTACCAACATTTGACCTCGAATATATGTTCTTACAACTAAGAGCTGTGTCAGTTGGTAGTGAGATTGAACTAGAAATGTTATGTCAAGATGATGGTGTAACAAAAGTTCCAGTCAAGGTTAACTTGGAAGATATTAAAGTTGAAGAGTTACCTAATCACAAAAAAGAGATTATGATTACAGATAAAATTGGTATGACATTTAAGTATCCATCACTTAAAGATATTGCAAAATATGGTCAAGAAGGTGTATCTGCTGTCGATACTACATTTGGTGTAATCCAAGATTGTCTGGTAAATGTTTTTGATGAAAATGAAGTCTATGATGAAATGAGTCAAAAAGAACTACAAGAGTTTGTCGAACAAATGACTACAGACCAATTTGAAGGGGTACAAGGTTTCTTTGATACTATGCCTAAACTAAGACACACAGTAGAGGTTGAAAATCCTAATACTGGTGTTGTTAACAAAGTGCATCTGGAAGGGATGCAAAGTTTTTTAGGATAGCCCTTTCACATGATAGTCTTACATCTTATTATAAGACTAACTTTAGTATGAGTAACCACTATAAGTGGAGTTTAACTGAACTAGATAATATGATGCCGTGGGAAAGGGAAATCTATGTTGGAATGTTAAGAAACTACATAGAAGAAGAGAATGAGAGACTAAAGCAACAAGAGAGGAAATACAAATAAATGACCAAAACAGTAACAGTAGACCCAGAGGTCGCAAAGAAAGATACTAATGGTGATGGTCACATTTCAAAAGAAGAAATGGAGATGGATTTGGAATTTAAAAGAAAAGAACTTGAGGATGCTGACGCTCGCCGTGATGCTATGAGGCAGATGGCTTGGTTCAGTTTATTTGGTATGTTACTTTATCCGTTTGCAGTTGTACTTGCAAACTTGATTGGATTAGAAACTGCATCTAAAATTCTTGGTGATATGGCTGCAACATACTTTGTATCAGTTGCCGCTATCGTCATGGGTTTCTTTGGTGCAAACGCATATGCAGATAAAAAGAAGTAAATAAATGGCTGATATGGAACTAGTAAAAGCATCTAAAAACTTAGAAAATGCAACTGCCCAGTTGAGAGATTTTAATCAATCTGCTGGTATAGAGATTGCAAAACAAGTTGGTGGAGATTTAAAGAAAGGTGTCCTTGACCCCTTTACTAGTGCCTTTGCATCTGTTCCTGGCGTACAGACTTTAGGTGCAGTTGGACAGACTTTATTTAATAAAGCATTTGCAGCCCTCAAAGAGAGAAGAGAACAGAACTTACTTCGTCAAAGACTTGGACTAACCAAAGAACAGTTCTCTCAAATGAAGTATCAGAAAGAAGTAACTGATGCACAAAAAGAATATGCAGAACAATTAGAACAAGGTGCATCAAACTTACTTGGATTAGATTTAAATAATTTTGACATTGAAACTGGTATGGTAAAATACAGTGAAAATGTTACTCTTTCTATAGATAGACTGAATAGACTCAATCAACTAAAACTTGACAAAGATGAAGCATATCGACAGAAACAAGAAAAGGGTGCATCTGCAAGAATTGAAGCAGAAAATCGTGCAGAAAGAGATGCTGCTGACCAAAGAAATATCTTTGAAAGAATTGCAGGCAGTATTGATGGTCTTGCAGAAGGTATTGCGAATATTAAAGCAGAAGATGTCGGTAAAGGACTACTTGCACCCATAGGTCTAATTGGTGGTATAATTGTATCATTTGTTGGTGGTTTTGTTGCAGAAGTAAAATCACAGTTTGCAGCCTTGAAACTCGCTGTGTCTGGTGGTATGAAAGGTTTCGCAACACTTGGTAAATCTATCGGTGGATTAATTAAAACAATTACACCTAATTTTATTCTTAATTTTTTTAATAGTATAAAAACAACTCTTAGTGGTATGAAAGCATCATTTACTGGTTTGTTTAGAGGTGCAGACGTAGTAGAATCAGTCGCAACTGATGGTAAACAAGTTGCTGGTTTCTTTGGTAGAATTAAAAGTATGATAGGTGGTATAAAAACCTTCTTCATGAATAATAAGTTTTTTACTACAATTGTAAAGTTTGGTGATGACTTGATTGCAATGGTAAAAAGTGCATTTGCACCACTTAGAAATTTATTTGGTATGATTAAATCTACATCTACATCAATGGCTGCAATGGCTGGTACTGGTGGTACAATTGGTAAAATTATGGCATTTGCACAAGGATTTGGTAGAGTTTTAGGTAAACTATTCTTACCAGTAACTATTGTAATGTCTGCGTTTGACCTTATCACTGGTTTTATTGATGGTTTCAAAGAATCAGAAGGTGATAGTATTGTAACTAAATTTATTGATGGTGTAGGTGGTGGTCTATCTAAAATGATTGGTAACCTAATTGGAATACCTCTAGACTTACTGAAAAAAGGTGTCAGTATGATTGTGGGTTTCTTAGGGTTTGATGATGCAGCTTCAGCAATTGATAGTTTTAGTTTCAAAGACCTTATCATGGATATCGTAAAAGCACCGTTTAACTTGGTATCAAGTGCAATTGATTATATTGTAGGTGTATTTACTGGTAAAAATGATTTAGTTGCAGATATTATATCTGGTGTAGCAAATGTTGCAGAAGCAGCTAAAGGTTTACTCAAAGGTATTCTACGTTCTATTCTTCCATCACCTAAAAATGAAGACGGTGGTGTTATGGGATGGATTAAATCTCAAGTATCAAAAGTTATTCCAGATAAGGTTTATGAGTTTGCTGGTCTAGACCCAGAAACAGGCGAAAGACTTTTACCAAAAGCATCTGAAGAGAGTCTACAAGCAATATCTGATGCTGGTCTTGCTGGTGCATATACAAAAGCACAAAATGAAGGTAATGCAGATGAGATGGAAAGATTAATCCGTGAGTCTGAAATGAGAAAACAAGGTGGTGCAGAGACTATCATAGTAAATAATAATAATGTAGATGCAAGTCAAAAGTCTGATGTAAGACAAATTAGTTCTTCAAATTTAACAGATAGTGGAGCTATGGCTGGTGCATATGGGTATGACTGGTAATCTACTTAGTTGCATTGTTTAAACTATCAAGAACATCATCAATATTCGGTTCTTTACTGCCTGGGTCATAAATACAACGGTATTGTTTAGGACAGTTATCTTCATACATTAAAGTGTATGTTTTATTACCCCCAACGTAAATACAAGCTTGTCTACCAGTGTATCTTGACTTAACTCTTTTCTTGAGTCTACAAGTTGTATACTTCTTGTTTGGAATTAATCCTCGTTCAATCTTTTGTCTTTGAGTCCAGTTTTCACTTGGTTTTGGTAACTCACAAGTAAAACAGTAACCCCAAATGTCTGCGAACACTGGGGTTGTGAATAATATTGTTGTAAGAACAACAATTAATTTAAACATTGATTAGTAACCTCTGTTTAACCATAACCAGGCTAAACCAAACAAGAAACCACCAATTACTAAAATTAAAAGGACAACTCCGATTATTTCTAAAACTTGTCGTTGTCTTTCTTTTTGGTCATATATTGCTTGTTGCCGTTTCTTACGGATGTCTGCTTCTGTACGCAAGAGCTCTTCCCAAGCAGATGGGCCTCTGGTAAATGAGATTATCTGTTTTAACTCATTTCTCATATCTTCTGCTTTTTTCTTAGCCATGAATATTTGCATAGCTTCTTCTTCTACAGAACCAGCATTAAAGAGTTTCTTAAATAGGGGGGGTTTTTTATTATATTCGTCTGCTTTTTTGATATCTGAAACTGCACCCATCCAGCGTGATAAATCTCCTGCCATAGATTCAATTTCTCGGCCGGCTGCAAATCCTGCTTTTATGGTGTTAAATGCTCCAGATGCCGCTGACACGGCTGCTACGATTTCAATCATTAGTAGTACCTCTCACTCTCTCATTCCTATTTATAAGAACTAGAATTAAGAATGATTCTTAGGTACAAAAAAAAGGGAGAGTATCTCTACTCTCCCTTCCCCCTAACCTTACCGTGGGTTTGGACGGACTTATTGAGGAGTCACCCTATTCATTCGCAAGTTTTTGGAAGTATGACATTGTATCATCATCTTCTTCTACACTTGGAATGTTTGGTTGAGGTTCAGATTTGAACTGAGGTGTTTCCACAACATCTTCGTCAATCATAGAGGCTGCACTTGCAGTGACAGTTCCAGAGAGAACATCATCTAACCTTTTCTTCAACTCATCATATGATTTGAAGGCGGTTGGTGCATGGAATTCTTGCAGTGAATACTGCGTCTTCCAGATACCATCAAGTTTCTCGTCACTGTCTGCGAGTGGAGTTACACTATCAAACTCAGACTTATCATAGTTCCAGAAACCATCAACCTTGCGAATCTTCAACTTGAAGTTCGCACCTTCCCAGAAATCAAATGGGTTAATAGGTGTTTCGTCTTCAAACTCTGGTTGCATCGCTGCCATAATCTTATCAAAGATTTTCTTACCATAACGAAATAGAAACACTTTCCCTTCATTTTCTGGGTGTTTTGGGTCGGATACCACATAGATATTTGAGTAGTATTCCAACTTTCTCTTTTGCTTTCTTGCAAGTTCTTTATCAGACTCAAGTCCAGTATTCCACAACTGAGAGTTATGTTCTGACATTGGGTCTTGTTTACCGATAGTGGTAAGTGAATTCTCAATATACCATTTACCAGTAGGGCCTTGGAAGGCGTGTTTGAACACTTTTACCCAAGGAAGTTCTTCACCATCTGGTGCAGGCAAGAAACGTAGGACTGCTTGTCCAGTACCAGATTTATCTAGTTCTGGTTTCCACAACCTTTCATCCACATAGGATTTCTTTTCTTGGGGAGCACTTTCTGATTGAACTTGTGCAAGAAGTTTGTCCAACGTATTGGACTTGCGTAGAGTACTAACTGACATATTATTCTCCTTATGTTAATATATGTTTATCGTATGTTATCGTATGTTAATTTCACTTTATTCATAATATAACCTTATTTATACACCAAACTAACTTGAAAGTCAAGTCATTTTTCGTAATTCTTTCCATGAATATGAAAAGAGTTCACTACTAATTTCATCAATCTGATTTGCAATCTGTTGAGTTTCCCATTGAGTATCTTTTGCACAACGCAAATTACATACTCTTGCGAAAGCCATCAATGTACCAGACCAATACCATTCAGTGTATAAATTCTGTGGTAAAACCATTCTTGCCATCTCTGGTGCGACTTGTTCTCGCAACAAGTTATGATACGTTTGTGTCACGAACTGTATTGCACCTTCAATATTATATTCAATGGTTTCATCACTAGAACCTTGTTTCTTATCATCGGCTTTAAGTCTCCAAACTTTAGGTGTATAGAATTCTGGTTCGTCATCTACATACCTTCTGGACACTTCATTCCACACCAAACCGACTTGGTGTTTAACAAGTTGTCTTGCAACAAAGATTGGTGCCTTAATATGGAACTGCATAGATGCGTGTCCAAATGGACTCCAATGATTGTGTTTTGCAAGATACTTGATAAGTTTCTCATCTGCAAGTGAGAGTAATCCTTCTATTTCACCACCTTCTGGAATACTTTCCCACTCTGATTCTTTTGCAAAAGAGACACGAGCTGCGTTTACAACTGTTAGGTCAGAACCCATTTTGTCAACTAGTTTGACTTGCAACTTCATCTCTCCTAACATGACTTTCACCTTCTGCTCTTGCTTCTGCATAGGTGTCTCTAGTTATAAACGCACACAATTTACCATCCTTATGAAGTTCTGCATGAAACTTCGCTGGGTCAGCATTTAGTGTAAATGCAGGCCCCTTATCCGACTTAGGGATAAGGTACTTTGCCTGATACACCTTGTAAGACCTACCCACGAGCAAATCTCCGTGGGGGTCTTTTGAAAGGTGTTTTAGATGCAAGGTCTTTGCATCTCTGAGATAACTCAACATCCCTCTTTACGAGTTCTGCGTTATCATACTCTAGAACCTTGATACGGTTCTGGAGTTCTTCTACCTTTGCATGGTAGAAATCCCTTTCTTTCATCACTGAAAGAACTTTAGAATTTTGGTCATCCATTATTTAAACACTCCTTTAAGGTTGACATTGTGATTATCTTATACAACTTTGCATCAAAAGTCAAGACAGAACTGTAATTTTTTATAAGTTTTTCTTGTTCTTTCCACACATATTGCTCTTCAATATCCTCATTCCAATACTTACAATATTGTAGTAAAGCTTCCATGATACACATGGTTTCAAGACTAACTTTCTTTGCAAGGAATTGTTTTAATAACAAAGGATGTTGACCTTCTTTAACATGAAATAATTCATCAAATACTGAAATCTTTTGAAATAATTCATTTAGTTCATTCACATAATTATATTTTAAACTCTGATTTCTTTTACGATAATCTGCATAGTTTTGTTCATTAAAGTTTCCAACCCAACCTTTAGGATTGACAATAAAATTAGATATAAAAAAGTTCTTAGTATTATCTGGAGTCATATACTTTCGTGCTACCTTTGCAAAGAAAGGCCTGTCTTTTCTTTTAAGATATGAATCTACAGTGACTTTTGCTTTACCGTGATACTTTGTATAATCATAATCACTAGTAAAGTGTAATTTCAATGCGTGATATATTTTGTATGCTTCAAATGCTTCCATGTTATATCGGTAATGTTGCAACCTTTGGAAGATAGTTAAGGTTTCTTGCATCTACCTCAACCTTCTCTTTCAAAGATTTAGTTATCAAGGGTTTAATCATTTCTGGTTCTAACTGATACTTCTCGCAATAATCTAATAGTGCGTCCATATAAGTTCCACCACCTTCATTGACAGCTTTCTCTATTGCAATAGAGAACTTTTTGGGTGTCATTAGTTTTTCTTCTACTTCTTCCATTATTTCCTCTTTATGGTTTATGAATACCAAAAGATATACTATATCTTTTTTCTTTTCTTGTCAAGGGTGTTACCATATGTAACATCCAAGTTGGAAATAAAACTAGTAATGATTCTCTTGGTATTACAGTAACGTCATTTCCATAAAATTCTTTATTGTCAAATTTAGTTGTGATTAATGTTTTGGTAACATATGCTGGGTCAAATAATATTAACATACCGTCATCTCTAACCCAACCATTAATAATACTTTTTTCCTCATCAAATTCATCTAGGTTTTCAACATCATCTACACCTTTAGGATAGTAAACACCACTCCATAATGTATGACCACTTCCATGAGTATGTGGTTTTGAAAATCCACCAGCATCAAATATAATATTACCCCATAGATTAGATACATCTACAAATGGTGCAACCATATCAGAGATACCACTATGTTTTAGAATAGGAACACAAGCTCTTGCAATCTGTTCACGCAATGTAGAAAAACTTTCCCACCTATCTTCCATTTTTCCAAGAGATTGCCATGCACATTGATTAGTTTTAAATGTTGCACTTTTACCAACATCCTCTTTTCTTTCATGTTCCATGTCCTTGATAAGTTGTTTGTTCAAATCTTTGTTTGCGTTACCAAAGTTGACATATCCTAAAGGACTAGGAAAAATAGGTTTGAAGTTTATTTGGGTCATTATTCGTGTTCCCCACCTTTATCTTGTGGGTCTAGTTTAATCTTTTTACCATTCATCCAAATAGTTCTTGCACGACTTGGTGTTGATGTGGGGAAGTTAGAAAAGAAGTTTGGTTTACGTTTTGCAGTCTCAAATGTACCAACTGTAACAACAATAGCTGCGATAACAAATAAGTGTGCAAGTGTTGATATACCAAATGCATAGATACTTCCAAGCCATAGTGAAAATGTAGTTGCCCACATCCATGCAAGTATCTGTAAAACCATATGTCTAGTTTGCAAATCTGGGATATGTCTCAATGGATTCCTATCCATATTCATTACACTATTCCAACTATCATATATAAATTCTCTCATATCTATCACCTTTTCAAATAATTAAGTGGTGGTGTTTCTGTTTCCAAGTACACCACCGAAACTCAGTACGATTAAGCTGCTTGAGCGTAATCTACATATGCATTGTTATCGTTTGCATTTACGAGTTTTGACCTATTACGCAGTCATCCGACAATTCTACTCGCCTCTATCTACGTCAGTCGAACCTAATTCACCCCCATCATAAACACTCTCAAGCAGTGATACAATATCTCATCTAAGAGTGTTTATGGTGGAGGTGATGGGAATCGCACCCATGTCCTGCCCGTCCTTCGATTTGTATCATCAAATTGTGATTCTATTTATACCATAAACTTGTTTAAAAGTCAAGTGCATTTTTAACGGTATCTAAATGTAATTTTTCTCTATTCTTCAGATGTTCTTCTGCAATGTCTTCTTTAGATTGTCCATGATAACGAACTGCATGATGGTTGTCTACTAAGAGTTGATTGATATTGTGTTCACCCCCATACCAAAGTTCTCCAAGAATACGTCCATACTTTCCTTTACCGTCT